AAAGATGTTAAGAAATTAATGTCACTTGAGCTTACAGGGATTTGGATAAACGAGGCTCAATTCTTGCCAGTATTGCTTGTTACTGAGGCGGTTACTCGTACAGGGCGTTACCCGAAAAAGAGCGTATTAGAGGGATTTGATGGCGCAACTTGGAACGGCATGATTATGGACACAAACTCGCCTGATGACGATCACTGGTGGCATGAATTTGAAACCGCCGTTGATGAGGAAACAGGCGAAAGTCTAACGCCTAAAGGATGGGAGTTCTTCACTCAGCCTGGCGCATTAATTGATATTACAGGCATTCCATATAGCTCTTTATCCAATGAAGTTAAAGCCAATATTGAGGCTGGCTTATACGTTGAATATAAAGGGCATAAATTCGTGGCTAATCCACTTGCTGAGAACGTTGAAAACCATAAGAAAGGTTATGGGTACTGGTTCGATAGCTTGCAAGGTCAAACGCTCAACTGGATTAAATCTCGCATCTGTAATGAGTTCGCAACAGTACAAACAGGTAAACCAGTTTATATGGATCACTTCAACAAAGAATTGCACGTATCAAAAGATAAATTATTGCCGGTTAAAGGATGGCCAACATTTATCGGTCTTGACTTTGGTCTAACGCCAGCCGCAATTATCGGTCAGGTTGCGCCAATCGGTCAGTTACGCATCACTGATGAAGTTGTTGCAACTGGTATGGGGATTGAACGATTTATTCGTGATCAGCTTTCAATTCTACTTAAATCAAAATACAACGGTTGTGAAATTGAAGTAATAGGTGACCCAGCTGGTGTGCAACGTGCGCAAACCAACGAGAAAACGTGCTTTCAAATTCTATTGGAAAACGGCTTTAATGCTCGTCCAGCAGATTCTAACAACACAACAGCTCGCCTTGAGGCAGTTCGTTGGTGGTTATCTCGCTTAGTTGGCAAAGGACAGCCGGCAATGCTTATTAGTCCACACTGTAAAACACTTATCAAAGGTTATGAAACAGGCTATTCATACCGCCTATTAAATATCAGTGGGGAAGATAAATACACAGAAACGCCGGATAAAAACCGTTATTCACATCCACACGATGCAAACCAATATTTATGTTTAGGCGCTATGCCTGATTTATTCAAACAACAGATCATCAACATTAAACCACATCAAGCAATCAGTTCATTGACAGGGTACTAAACAATGGCAGAAGAACAATCCGCATTATTAGAGGCGATCACGAATTTCGGATCAGAGCTAAAAGCAAAATTATTAGAGCAAATTAAACAACGCCAACCAGTTGTTGAACGTTGGGTAAAAGATATGTATCAATATCGCAACCAATATTCAACCTCAACAACAACGGGTAAATCTAAAGTGTTTGTTGGTTATACTCGTGCGAAAACTGATGCTTGGACGGCTCAAATGACAGATATGTTATTCCCGAGCGATGACAAGAATTACAGTATCTCGCCAACGCCTATGCCTAGCATTTCCAATATGGCAAAACAAACCGATAACGGCAATCCGCAAATGGCTGCTCAAATTGATAATGCTCGTGCGATTATGCAACAAGCAAAAGAGCGTGCGGAGGCGATGGAAAAACTAATTGACGATCAGTTGCTCGAATGCGATTACGCTGCTGAGGCTCGCTTATGTTTACATTATGCCGCCGTATTGGGTACAGGTATTTTGCGTGCGCCTATCGTTGATGTTGTGGAATCAAAAGTATGGTCAGAAGATGCTATGGGGCAATGGAATGGCGAGATTGTGGCTAAAACAATTCCGGCTGCTCGTTTAGTATTGCCGTGGGATTTTGTGCCGGATATGACCGCATCCACAATCAAAGATTGCCAATTCGTTTTTGAACGCAGTTACGTTACGAAAAAACAATTACAGTCTTTAGCTAAAAATCCATACTACTTGAAAGATAACGTGCTTGAGCTTTGCGAATTAGACGGCTCAGATACGAAAACAGCAAGCTCAGATATGGATGGTTATGTTGATACGTTGAGAACGTTATCAGGCTTAGAAACACAGAGCAAAGACAACCGCTATGAGCTATGGACTTATCATGGCGGCATTCCATTGAGCGTATTAGAGAGCGCCAATTCTCAATTAGGTGAGGGCAATAAGCTCAATATTCCGAACGATGAAGAATCAAAGGCGGCTAATCTTGAAATTGATGGCGTGATCGTGATGGCGGGCAACGGTAAGATTTTAAGCGTAAATCTCAATCCGTTAGATTCAGCCGAATACCCTTACTCAATTTACACTTGCGAGCCTGATGTATGCTGCGTATTTGGCTTTGGTATTCCTTACCTTTGCCGTGATGCACAAGAGATTTTAAATACCGCTTGGCGAGGCATGATTGATAACGGCGTTTTAGGTATCGGGCCACAAGCAGTCGTGAATAGCAGTGTATTAAGTCCAGTGGACGGCTCTTGGGAATTAGCTCCCTATAAACTATGGCGCACTACTGACCGAGCAACAGCCAACGCAACGATTGAGGCTCAAAGAGCCTTTGGAATCTTTGATATTAGCAGTCGTCAGCAAGAATTTGCCAATATCATTCAACTTTCAAAATCATTTATGGATGAAGAAAGTGGATTGCCAATGATTTCACAAGGCGAGCAAGGACAGGTTACGCCAACGCTAGGCGGTATGTCTATGCTAATGAATGCCGCAAATGCAGTACGCCGCAGACAAGTGAAAGAGTGGGATGATGCAGTCACTAAACCATTAATTCGCCGATTCTATGAATACAACATGGCAATGAGCGATGATCCGAATATCAAAGGCGATATGCAGATTGTTGCTCGTGGTACATCAGCGCTATTGGTTAAAGAAACTCAAACAGCACAGATTATCGATATTTTCCAAAAGTTCGGTCAGCATCCGCAATTAATGTATGCCTTTGACTGGTACGATGGCGCTAAAACATTGATGCAATCAATGAGCATGGGAACGCAAACCATGCTTATCCCTCGTGATGAGTACGAACAAAAATTACAGGAAATGCAAGAATCTCAAGCATCACAACCGCAAGATCCTGAAATTCTAAAAGTACAAATGCAAATGCAGATTGCACAACAAAAACAACAGCACGAAATGCAGTTGGAGCAGATGAAAATTCAAAGTCAAATTCAGATTGAGCAAATGAAAGTTCAAATCAAAGAGAAAGAGCTTGAAATCAAAATGCTCGAAGTGCAAATGACACAACAATCACAACAAGCACGCCTAGATTTAGACGAAAAACTAAGTACGGCAAAACTCACAACCGATTTACAACTTCAAACTGGTAAACAAGCAATAGATTTAGAGAAATTTAAAACAGAAGTGGCATTGAAGAGTACGCCGCTCGCTAATCCAGCCGGTAATTATGGATTAGACAAATAACAGGCCGCAACTTTAAAAGTGCGGTCTTTTTTTATCACTAAATTTTAAGGGCAAATATATATGAGTTTCTACCTTTCCAATAAAGACTACAAAGAAATGATCGGCATTATCAGTGGCGATACAGGTAGCAAGAAAGGAAATGGCGCATCAACCACTTACCTCGATACTGAATTAACAGCGCAAGAGCCTAAAAAACAGCAAGGCATTGTGGCTGATACGGTTGATGCAGTGCAAATGGGTGCATGGAAAGGCGTTAGTGATATTGCGCATGGTGTTGGCGCTTTAACTGGTGCAGATTGGTTGCATGATATTGGTGATTGGGCGGCTAAAGGTGCTGATGAAAACGTTGCCTCAATGTCAGATGAAATGAAAGCCGCTTTAAATCAAAATGCGTTTGATGGCGAGGGGCAAGGCGTGCGCAATTTGCGTTGGTGGGCTGGTAATTTAGGTTCATTAATCGGTCAAAACCTTGATACAGCTTTAACGCTTGGTGCGGGTAAAATTGCAACGATTGGTGCAAAACAAGCCGGTAAATTATTGCTCAAAAAAGAAGTGGCTGAAGAAGTGGGCAAAACAGCCATTGAGCAAGCTGCTAAACGTGGCATTCCGAAAAAATACTGGAACATGGTTGGTATTACAGCAACAATGTCAGCGATGTCAGGTGGTGGCCGTTATGGTCAAAAACGTGATGAAGTCATGGGCATGACCAACGAGCAATTAGCTCAGATCCCGCAATTCTCAGATGAATATTATTCCATTGCAGATAGCGATGAGGGCAAAGGTAAAAGCACAGATGAGCTTTACACAATGGCGAAAAAATCCTTTGCTGATAAAGTTGGTCGTGATGCAGCGTTAAATCCAACGGCTATCGCAACAGATTTAGTGACAAATGCAGTCAGTGGTCTTGGTGGCGGATTTTGGGGTTTAGGTTCGCCGGCTAAAACAATCAAAGGCGGTTTATTAAAAGGTGCGGCAGTTGAGGGTGGCACTGAGGCTATTCAAGGTATTGGCGAACAATACGCCTTAAATAAAGCAGATCAGGACTATTTAAATCCGAATAAAGATTTAACTGAGGGCATGGCTGATAATGCTATCAATGGTGCAGTGCTTGGTGCAGTCTTTGGTTCGGCTATGGGTGGACTTGATACTCACACTGATAGAATCGCTTTCAACAATCAAAAACGCACACTCTTAAATCATATCAATACTGGCAATGATGCAGTTGATAGCCAGTTAAGAAACTATGTTGATATGCTCAATCATGGTGCAACCGAATTAGGCGATTTAGTATCAGCTAGTCGAGTACAGGCGCTCAATAATGCGGGCATTGCAACAGCTAAAGCACGACAAGTTGCAGAAGAGGCACTTGCAGAACAACAAGCAAAAGCAAAATTTGAATCAGACTTCTTTGATGAAGAACAACCACAACAAGAAACAACCTCCACTTTCAAAGTTGATCCGAATTTAGAACGTGCGCTTGAATTGCATTCAATTCTTGGTCAATTCAGAAAAAATGACTTATCTCGTGCGAATGAGTTTATTGATACGCCAACCATTTTCGCAGATGAACAAGCTCGAAAAGATTATGTAATCGGTCGTGCGTTTGATGAAGTGCGCAACATTGCTCAATCATACGGCATTGATCCGAAAGACGGTAAAGCTATGCGCCGTTGGTTAGAGGATTACGCAGAGAAAGCGAAAGAATACGCCAACGATGATCCGCAAGCCGTTGCACCAGTAAGCAATTTACAATCATCAGCTAACATTGCACCTGAGTTCAGAAATGGCGTTGTAAGCGGCGCTAACGATGAGATTGATGTTGGCAATGGTAATTATCAACCTTTCCAATATGAAGTCGTAGATGCAAGCACGCTTACGCCTACACAACAAAAAAATGAAAACCAATTCCGTGACCGTGACAGAGCATCAAGCCAAGCTCAAATTAATAACATTGCACGAAATTTAGATCCTCGCAAACTTGCCTCAAGTCCAACAATGGATGTTGGCGCACCGTTATTAGCCTTAGATGGTAAAACAATTATTGCTGGCAATGGTCGTACAATGGCAATTCGCCAAGCCTATCAAGAGGGTGGCGCTGATGGTTATCGCCAATTTTTACAAGATAATTCAGCACAATTTGGCATTGACCCGGCTCAATTAAGTGAAATGGAAAATCCTGTATTGGTTCGCCGCTTAACTTCTCCAGTTGATATTGCTCAAGTGGCCATCAATTCCAACGAGCAAGGCGGTATGCGAATGTCAGATTTAGAGCAAGCGAAAGTAGATGCTCGCCGCTTGCCAAGTATGGATAATTTTGTTGCAAACGATGACGGTGATATTAACTCAGCAGATAACCAATATTTCATTGGTCAATTCATTAAAAATCAACCTGAGAACGTGCGTAATGAATTATTAGATAGTCGAGGTAATCTCAGTCAAACTGGCGTGCAACGTATGCGCAATGCAATGTTGTATGAGGCGTATGGTGACAGTCAAACATTATCCCGCTTAATTGAAAATACAGATCAGGGCGCAAAAAACGTATTGAACGCCTTAACCTCTATTGCACCTAAAGTTGCTCAAACTCAGCAAGGCATCAACAGTGGCAAATTATCAAGCGATGTAAACATTTCAAAAGATGTGATCCAAGCCGTTGAGAAATACAACCAACTCAATGCACAAGGATTTAAAATCAGTGATTATCTTGCTCAAGAAGATTTTGTGGGGGATTTATCGCCTGAGGCTCGTGAAATTCTGACAATCTTTGATGAAAACCGCAGAAGTGGTAAACGCATTGCGCAAGTGTTAGGTTCATACTTTAATAAAGCTGAGGTTCAGGGTGATACATCAATCATGAGCCTATTTGGTGAAGATGCAACATTCGACAGATTAGGCACTTTACAACAAGCCAAAAACGTAAGTGATGATTATCGCTATTCATTCGCCGGTGAAAACGCACAATCAAGCACAGATGCAGTGCAACAAGCTCAAGCAATCCTAAATCAAACCTTTGGCAAAGCGGCAGAACATATTGAAGTTGCAACCTTTGCGAATCCTCCAAAAGATGTGCGCCATTTGATCACTTCTGATGTAGAGGGATGGTTTAATCCTAAAACTGGCAAGGTTACATTGATTGCAGACAGTATCAATGCAACCAAAACAATGAGCAAAGAAGAACGTTTGCAATTCGTTGCGTGGCATGAAATGGCGCATCGTGGAATCAACGTTGGCTATAAAGGCTCTTATGACAGCTTAATGAAAGAAGTTGGCAAAAACAAAGCGATTAGTCAGATCGCTGATGCTATTCAAATGCAACGCAAAAACACTGATGATTTAGCCGCAACCAATCGATCCGTTGCGATTGAAGAGGCTATTGCAGAAATGATGGCCGCACACGAAACAGGCAAATGGAATGAGCTTGAAAGTCGCTATGGCGTAGAGATTAAAAAAGGTCAAAGACAATCTACTAAATCATGGTTGTCAATGACCGCACAACGTATCAAAGACTTCTTATCAAAATTCTTTGGTGTTGAGCGTGCAGCGCAGTTTTCTGATGAAGATGTATTGAATCTTATTTCTCGAATTAAATCTAGCTCGCTAAATGAAACAAGTGATATTGGCGATGTGCGCTTTAGTCGAAATGAAGAATTAACTGAGGAACGCTATAACCAAGCAAAATCAAAAGGCGAAACCGAGCTAACATTCAAGCAATGGCAACAAGTGCGCTCGCCTGAGTTTAAAGCATGGTTCGGTGATTGGGAAAACGATCCTGAAAATGCAAGTAAGGTTGTAAATCCTAAAACTGGTGAGCCGTTAGTGGTTTATCATGGAACATTAAATAATTTTAATATATTTAACAATGATAGAGGCGTTCATTTTGTATCTGACGATCCGAAATTTGTTGATAAGTTTGTCACGCAAAATGGCGGAGATTTTGCTGATGGTGCAAATGTTATGCCGTTATTTATTTCCTCCAAGAATCCCTTTGATTACACTAACAAAAAACACGTTGGTAAACTTTCGGTGATGGCCGGTTTGAGTTCTAGCGCTGTTAGTGAAATAAAAAAAGGTAAATGGCAACGGATAGAGGATAGAACAATCATTGAATCAATCAAAGACTTGGGATTTGATGGTTTTTATGTAAATGAGGACGGAGTTAAAAACTTAGCTGTATTCAACTCCAATCAAATTAAATCAGCATCCTCTAACACTGGCGCATTTTCTAAAGAGAACGATGATATTCGTTTTAGCAGAAAAGGCGAATCAGAATATCAACGTGATTTAATCGTGACACACAACATCAGTGCAGATGGCATTATGCACGCTGATAAAATTGGCGGCTTACCACTTGCATCCGTTGCAGTGGCAAAACAAAGCAATCCATTAACCAGCTTTGGTGAAGTCACTTTAATTGGTAGTCGTAATTACATCGATCCGAAAGGCGTAAATAAAGCTCAAGTTTTCGGTAGTGACATTTATTCGCCTCGTTATCCTCGAATTAGTTATGAGTATTCAGCGAAAAATCAAAAAGCATTATTCAATCGTTTTGAAAAATCAGCAAAAGAGATTGAAGATAGCTCCTTTGGTTATGATTTTACGCAAGGATTAGAAGATACTGGCGCAAAACAAGCGATGCTTAATAGTGATGCGGTTAAATATCAGTTCTTGAAAGAGCATAATATTCCGTATAAAAAAGCCTATCGAGATATTCCGAAAAGCGTACACGCTGATTATCCATCCATTCAGAAAGCAATTAAAGCCGGCATAAGCGAGGAAGATATTTCATCCATCGAAAGTGCGGATAAATTTGAGGGCTTATTCAGAGAATTTATCAAGGATTACATCAAAGATATTGAGGGCAGAGTACCTCCATCGCCGTCGCTTAAAAATGTGATTGTGCGAGCAAAACAAGCCTTGGATGGGGATAAATATGCAGTTCGTACTTTTGCCGAATCAAGAGTAAAAGAGGGATTGAAATTACAGGAATCTAAGAAAGTATTAGATCAACCTGAAACCTTATCAAATATGCGAAAAGCGGTTAGCGAGCATGAAGATGCTTTCCGTAATTATGTTGATAGCATCGTTGAAACCATGCCAGTTAAAGAGAAAATTTGGAATGGTACTGATGGTCATGGCCGCAATAAATACGTTGCGCATACCATTGAAAACGTTGTTAAAAAACTCAAAAAAGATTTACGAGGTGGCGAATCATTTAATTATGGAATGCCTAACGTGCGTGCAGCCGTTACGCCTAAGTTTAAATCTATTGCTGATATTCAAGCCAATAAACATCGAATCGTATCTAAAGAAGAATTTGAAACCGCAAGAGATGCTCTCAAAAAAGAGGGGGATTCATTAGCGAACAAATTAGGTGTAAGCACTTTAGATATTTACGATGTGTTATGGAATGCGGTTGATGAAAACACTTCAAAAGCATTTGGCTATGCCGGTATTAAAGACACTCAAGAAAACAGAATGGCAGTTGATGCGTTTTTAAATAAACTCAAAGCATTGCCAACTGAATATTTTGAGGGTAAAGCGAAAGATATTACACAATTCAGCAACTTTGCTGGCGCTGTTGTGCCTGATAACCTTGCTAAAAATGCCTATGATATATTGGAAAAATCAGGAGTGAAGATTTTTACCTATGATTCCACCAATCCTAATTCAAGAATTGAGGCAATTAAACAAGCGACAAATCAATTAGATGAAGAGCGTGGCGGGGATATTTTATTCTCTCGTGCAAATACAATGCAATCCGCTCTTGATTTAGCAATGACAGGCGTGGCAGATAGCGAGCCTAGCGCATGGGATAGCTTAAAATCTAAAGACTTCTCAGGATTTAAAGAGCGTTTTAATCGTGCAGTTGGTAAAGTTGATGAATGGTTAGCTGATAGCTTGCGCCCGGTGAATGATTGGATTGATTCAATGCACCTTGAAGATCAAACAGGCAACACTAGCAGCCGTGACCATGAAAAACGCCGTCTAAAAGATGCTATGTATGTGGCCAAGGGAAAACGTGATGCAATTAACTCAGAATTGGAACAAGCATATTTGAAACCAATTCTTTCAAAAATTGCCGCACTTTCTAAACAAAGCCAAAATAAAAGTCATCCGATGGATGAATTAACAATGAAAAGAATGGTTGGCAACTGGATTTCAGCTCGCTATTCCATTGAGAAAAACATTGATTTATTAAATCGTGATGAAAAAGTAATGCGTGATACAAAACGCTTATTGGATAACGCTAAACAAAACGGTACAAGTGCAGAAGTGCGCCGATTACATGAGGCTTATCTAAAAGCAAAAGAGCAATACGATAACCGTAAGGCTGATATTTACAACACGGATTACAAAAACAAAGGCAATCGCTTTAAAGTTGGGGTTGCTGGCGGTTGGTCAATTCCTGAGGCTGAATTGATTATGAGTAATACAGAAAAACATATCAGCCGCTCTAATTTGGAATATGTAGCCGATCTAGTTTACGATCTTAATCAATCAAGATTAGATGTTGATCGTGCGAGTGGTCGATACACTGAGGCTGAGTATCAAGAATACAAGGCTAATCGCCATTATGTGCCTTTAACTGGCGATCCGAATGCTGATGTAGATGTTGATATTATCTCAGGCGCTGGCTCAAATGCACTCAATATTGCACGAGATAAAACATTGAAAGGTCGTACAAGTTCTGAGGCTGAAGATGCGATTGATGCTGTTTGGAAGTCAATCGGCAAATCCACCACCTATGCCGGTTTTGCTGAGTTTAAAGCTAGAATTGATGACTTGTTTGAAACAGAAGTGGCTTTATTGAAAGATAAAGGCTATTCCGATGCTGAGGCAAGAGAACAAGCAACCGCAAATTTAGGTATTAGTAAACGTAAAATGCAAGGTTTAACACGCTCAAGCGACAACGTGCTTATCCGTAAAGAGGGCAGTGATTATTATGAGTATGAATTGCCAACTCAAGTGATGGAATCATTGCGCAATGACAACGTTGAACACGCCAATGCTTTCTTGAAAGTAATTTCTAAACCGACAGGATGGTATGCTCGAGGCGTTACTCAATGGACTGTTACGTTTGCGCCAATGAATATGATGCGTGATACTTGGGAAAAATCAGAATTTATCCGAGTGCAAAAACTTTACGATAAAAATAATCGTCTAGTTGATAGCAAAACAATGGATAAAATCGGTCGTGATACCATTAAAAATGCCTTTACTGATAAAGAAGTATGGCAAGCAACTAAACGCCTTGGATTCGGTCAAGAATTGCGTGATAGCGTGCCAGTAGAGCGAATGTTAAAACAACTTCTAAAAGAGGGGGGAGTATCAAACTATGGTACTTATCTCGATAAATCAGAAGTTGATTTAGTTAAACGCTTACGCAAAGAAAATAATCCACTAGCCGGCAAACTTGAAAAAGTTGGCAAGGTGTTTGAGGGTTACAATAAGATGTTTGATACAGTATCAGCGTTAGCATCCTATAAAGCATTAGTGGAGAATGGCATTGATTCAAAACAAGCGGCGGCAACAACGCTCGAATTAACCAACTTCCGCAAAACTGGCTCAAAAATGCGAGGCATTAAAGCGTTGTATATGTTCTCACAACCAACTGTAATGGGTGCGGCCAACTTAATGCGTTATCTATCCACTCGTAAAGGTCAAATCCGCTTTGCTGCATACATGGCTGCAATGACTTCACTTTACACTGTATTGCGCTCAATGGACGATGAGGACGAGGGCGGCAATAAAATGGATCAGCTTGGCGACATCACTCGTTATATCCCGATTCCACTTGGCGGGGGTAAATACTTCAAAATCCCGGTTGGTTTTGGTATGGCGCAAATGGCGTGGAATTTCTCCACAAACATTGTAAAAGGTGCGGTTGGTGATATTTCATTGACTGAGGCGGGGGCAAATATGCTCGTCCATTCATTGAAAACATTTTCGCCAGTATCTCCATCTGAAATTTCAGCAGCGAAATATCCTATGGAAAAAATCACTTTAACCGCAACGCCATCAATCTTGCAGCCAGTGATGCAAAACGTTTTAAATCGTTCCGCTTTTGGTAATAAAATCACAACTAATTATGTGCGTGATGATAAATTAAAAGCCGAGCAATCTAAGGCGACAACCGCTCAATTTTGGAAAGATACCGCTATCGAGCTTAATGATACATTAGGAATCGATATGCACCCTGAGCAAATTAAAAACTTGTTTGATGGGTACAGCTCAATGCTTGGTAGTCTTAAAGAGCTAAATACTGTATTCGTTGAAAATCCGAACCGTGAAGATTTAGGCCGTAAAACTCGCACGCCATTCCTAAATCAATTTATTGGTACAACAAACGAATTTGCGATTCAGAGCCGATACTATGAGGCGAGCGAAGAGGCAAAAAGCGTTTATAACGAATACAAATCTCGCAAAGAGCGCAATGAATTAGGCGATTGGTTAGATGCTGATAAGATGAAACTTATCAAATTCCATGAGGAAGAAGAGAGCATCATCAAAAAAGCAAGAAGTGAAAAAGCTAATCTTACTCGTGCATTGCGTTCAGGTAAAATCAGTGCGGTCGCTTATGAAAGTGGTATTAAACGATACAATAAAGAAATGAGCGGCGTACAAGCACGATTATTGCGTAAATATCGACAAATGGAGGGATTAAATACACACTAATCCATTGACATTTAAAAATATTTGCAGTAAAATTCAACAAAATAGCCGAATTGTAGAAATGCAATTCGGTTTTTTATTGGGGATTTTATGCAGAAATTAATTTTATCAAGCTCAACAGATAGAAATTATCTAGTCTCCTACCTAAATAAACGGATCGATGAGTATTGTCAGGATTTATGCACTGAGGGTTTAACGCCTCAGCAATACAATATTCTAAGAGGTCAGATTAAAGAATTAAGAAGTTTAGTATCAGATCTAAACGGTTAAATACAAGCCCGCTCAATGAGTGGGCTTTTTTGTTATCAACGAATTATCACAAGCCGCTATATGCCGCTTAATGAGGTAATAAATGGAAAATCAAGACACCACAGAATTTAATGCTGATGCCGCTTTCGATGAGGCCGCTAATCAACTTGAATCAGGTGGACTAACTGCTGAAGTTGAACCGTCAGTCGCAGATGAAACCAAACAGCCAGCGCCCGATCAACGCATGGAAGATACTACTCAAGAAAATATCCCGCAACAGCCGGATGAAAAAGAGGAAGTATTGCCTGAATGGTTAGCAAATGCCACTGATGAAGTGAAAGACAATTTCCGTTTGATGAAAGCAGAAAAAGAGAGATACGAACACATGGCTAAATCTCAACGTGGCCGTGTTGGCGCTCTCTCTAAGAAATATCAACAGGCACAAGCCGCACTGGAGCAGTTTAAGCAAAACCAATCTACCTTTGATGGTGAATTGGAAAGTTTGCGATCAGACTATCCAGAAGTTGCTGAGTTTTTATCCCGCTTTATTGCCGGACAGAATCAGCGCCTTAATGATATTTCAGCGCCGATTGCTCAGATGGTCGATGCAAATATGCAAGATTTTGCGCAGCAACAACTTGATAGCTCAATCTCTTTAGTTACTCAAGTCGTTCCTGATGCAAACGACATTTTAGGCGATCCGATGTTCCATAGATGGGTAGATAATCAACCAAAAGGCATCAAGGCATTGTTTAAATCAGACGATCCACAAGATGCCATCTACTTACTCAATGAATACAAAAAGACTGCCGCATCAATCTCAGAGCAACGGAATAAACGTTCTCAACAACTTTCAGCATTGTCACTTCCTACTGGTCGCACAAGTCCAAAAGGCGGTAATGAAGTTGATGAGGAATCGTTATTCAATCAATTCGCTGCTGAATTTGCTAAACAGCGATAAATAAGTTAGTTCATTTGAGGAAAAATTATCATGGCTACAACTAAATATACAGACGGTGACATTTCTCCACGCACAAAAGTTTACGCTGAAGCTAAAATGTTAGCTCACGCAGAACCAATCCTTGTTTTGAATAAACTCGGTCAAACTAAACCAGTTCCACAAAACAAATCTCAAACCATTAAATTCCGCCGTCCAAAACCATTTGCACCGGCAACAACTCCATTAACTGAGGGCGTTCGTCCAGAATCTCAAAAAATGGCGTATGAAGATGTGGAAGTGCAATTAAAACAATACGGCTCTTGGGTTGAAATCACTGATGTGATTCAAGATACCCATGAAGATCAAGTGTTAAGCGACACCACAATGCTTTCAGGTGAGCAAGCGGCTGAAACAACTGAGCTTTTAGCTTGGGGCGCAATTAGTGGCGGTACAAACGTTATTTTCGCCAACGGCACTTCTTCCAACGATGTAAATACTGCGGTTAAATTAGAGCATATTCGTGCGGCCGTGCGTAAATTACAACGCAATCGTGCGAAGAAAAAAACATCTATCCTTGATGGCTCAATCAAATACGGTACTAAACCAATTGAGGCTGCATACATTGCGGTATGCCATACTGACTTAGAGGCTGATATTCGCAGCTTACCTGGATTCACTCCAGTTGCAGAATATGGCTCTCGTCAGCCTATTGTTCCGCAAGAGTTTGGCACAATCGAAAACGTGCGCTTTATTACATCGCCTTTATTCACACCTGAAATCAACAAAGGCGGTACGCCAACAGCAACCAAAGTGCTATCTACTGCCGGCGCTAAAGCGGACGTGTATAAAATCGCCGTATTCGGTCAAGATGCTTATGCAACTTGCCCATTAAAAGGTAAAGATGCTGCACAAATTTTAGTGCGCAATCCTGGTAAAGCTGAGAAAGGTGATGAATTAGGTCAAACCGGCTCAGTTGGTTGGAAAACTTGGTGGGCGGGTAAAATCCTAAACGATGCTTGGTTAGTTCGTGTAGAAGTGGCCGCATCATTACTTTAGTTTTAATTCGTAAATAAAAAGCCCTCCTTGTGGGGGCTTTATTTTTTTAGTGAGGACACAATGGCTTATCCATTTATTGATTTAAAAAAAGCAACAAAAGAAGAATTAGTTGCTCATTTGCGTGATTATTGCGGCGTTGAAAAAGACGGCAAAAAAGAAGAGTTAGTTCAAGCAATTCTTGATTTTGAATCAGCAAATGGCATTTTACGCCCTGATGCAGAAGTGCAGTTACAACCGCAAGCGCCACAAGAAACACAAGGCGATATCCCATTGTTAGCACATAAGCGTGTACGAATCATTATTGCGCCAAGCGAAACCGAAACCGGCGATGTTTATGTCAGCATTGGCGATTGGGATGCGTTAATTAAGCGTGGTGAAGAAGTATCAATCCCTGAGCCGGCATATCAGCTATTGGCTAAATCAGGTGAAACTCGCTTTAAACAAAACCAAGACGGTTCATTGACTGAATACTTTGCAACTCGATTCTCAATTACAGTATTAGGTGATGAATAATGAATTATCTTCAACTTGCTCAACGGTTACGCCGTGAAATGAATGATACAGGTGATGGCCCATTCGGCGTATCCGATCAGAAAGGTCGTAGTCTAGAGTATGTTGATGCAGTTCGTGAATCGTGGCTAGATATTCAATCTTTGCGTGATTGGAGTGAGGATTTTTGGGGTGATGGATTCTCTTCTAAAAATCCTCAAGTTCTTGAAGAATCTGCTGATACTCCTTTCATTCCTGAAAAATTCCATGTGGCTATTGTGTATTACGCAATGCAAGGAAAAGCCTTATCGCAAAATGCTCAAGAGTTAATTTTGCGTGGGCAAAATGAATGGGATAAATATCTGCACTTACTTTGTACTCAATTCTTACCAACTCCATCATTAGGCAAATAAATGGCACAGTTACCGAGAAATCAATCACAGTTTATCGCTATTAGCGGTGGGATGGATCTATCTACTCCTCCAATCGCAAAGGCTAGTAGTGATGCGGTTAGTACGCTAAATGTGCAGCCTATTTATGGCGGTGGTTTTTCTAGAATTGAGGGATATGAATGTTTGGATGGTAAAACAGTTCCATCTCAAATGACTTATGCCGTGTTGCACGTTGGAAATATCGCCAATAAAGAGCAATTTCACAATAAGGCATTCACTCATAGCGGTAAACAATACCGCATTATTGATGTATTAGATGATGCCTTTATTGTTGCGTTTTTAAAGCCAACAACAATGACCAACGGAACAAGTTTTTCTGTTAGTGGTGTTAGCTTTACCGCAAGTTATGTAAATAGTTCTATTGATGGTGATTTTGCTGATGATTTAGCTTATCGAGGAAAAGCATTTCAGTTAGGTGTTGATGCTGTATTTCCAGTTCCAGGAACAGGAAAGATTCGTGGCGTTGTAGAGCTGGATAATCAGCTAATCGCCTTTCGTGATGATGGCGACAGATGTGGTGCATTTATCAGTTCTGATAATAGTTGGACGGTTGCTCAAGCAACGTATATTGCAAAGTTAAAAAACTTAGTTAAGCCTGAAAATCTATTGGATAACTCAGACTTTACATCGGGCAATGTTAGAGGTGTGATTCATTCAGTATCTTTAGCGCCTGATAGTAAATCGGGCTATGTTGTCTTGTCACAATCTGTTTTAGCTAATCAACCATTACAGATAAATAGCACAACTGTTGCGACAATAGAAAAATGTGACAGGGTTTCGCTAACTAAAGGAAAAGACTGGCATTTTATCTATCACAACTTCTATGGCGGCTCTAATACGCATTATGCCTATGGGTGTAATGGTGAGCAGATTATTGAGGTTCGTCCGAATGGGATTATTATTCCAATTCTAGTGAATAATGATAGTCCACAATATATTTGCGCACATAGAAATCACCTATTTGCATCATTCGCTGGCGGTCAATTAGGGCATTCATTAGTCGGGCATCCTAATCGTTGGGCGGTATTATTAGGCTCAGAACAATTCGGCTTAGGGGATGAAATAACCGCATTATCATCCACCACCGGCGGTGTTTTAATTATCGGTTGTCAAAATAAAACATCGGGGCTTTATGGTTCGGGGCGTGAAGATTGGGTACTGAAAGACATCTCGCCAGTTGGCATAAATCCGAATACGCTGCAAACATCATTCATGCCTATTGCAATCACAAAAAATGGCATCACTCGAATAGATCAAACTGAGCAATTTGGTGACTTCAGATTAAGTGAAATGGATGCAAACCGTAAACTTGCCTTTGATAAACAGCCGTACAATATTGTTTATTCATCCACTAAAGCTAAATCAAACCAAGTTAGATTCTATTCATCTGAGGGGCGGCACTTATGCGTAATGGTGCAACCTGATGGAACAACAAGAAGTACATCTTTTATCTACCCTGAGCCGTTACAAGGACTTTGGCAATCGCCTAATCAAGTTTACATTACTTTTAGCGATGGCAAAGTTTATCGCCAGTCTGACAAATGCTATTCCTTTTCAGGGAAAAGCATAGATTGGACTGTAAAAATGGCATTTAACCATTGCGGGTCGCCAACATTAATCAAAAGTTGGCATAGCGCTGAATTGCAAGCAACAACCGATGGAAAATCAAAAATAAGTTTTCGATTCGATCTTGATTACAATTCAAACTACCATTCAGCCGCACTAAGCAAAGATTTAGAAATTGCTGGTGGCGGCGGTCGTTGGAATGATTCTCTTTGGAATGATTTTCTTTGGTCGGCTGAAGATTATTCAACGCCTACACTTCAATTATCAGGGTATAGCCGAAATATTGCCTTATCGTTTGCTGGCTCATCAATCTACTCTCCACAATTTGAAATCAGTGGACTTATCTTAAACTATATCACCCGGAGAAATTATCGTGTCTAAAAAAAGCTGGTATAAACGCAAACATCAATTTACTCCATACACAAAAGCGGACGGGCAAGCTGTATCTGATGAATTTGATGCAGTTCAAACGAGTTTTGAGCGTATTCCTGAAATGCGAGATGATGGGAAAGGGTTTAAAGACAGTCCATTAATCCCCGAGCCAACCGATCCGATGCACCCTGTTCCACTCAAAATGCTCACTGAAACAGAAGAGAGCGTGAATAATGCGAGAGATGATGTAACGGCTAAAGCTCAACAAGTCGCTCAAAATACGCAATCTGTTGCTGCAAATACTTTGACCGCAACTCAAAAAGCTGATACGGCAACACAAGCAGCGGCATCCGCACAAAGCAGCCAACAAGCGGCTAGTAATTCTGAAAACATGGCTCACAAATGGGCTGCTAATCCAGTTAATGAAGTAGTGCAAGGTGATAAATATTCAGCTTATCACTATGCAATTAAAGCGGCGCAATCTGAAACAACTGCATCGTCAGCCGCAATTACATCGAAAAACAATGCCGATATAGCCACAAGTAAAGCTGAAGAGGCTGCGAAATCGGCTGAAAAAGCTAGAAGTCTAGCAGATGGAGAAGTGGAGTACGCTAAAATACTTCATGTTCCAAGCGCTGATACTCAAACTAGAGGTATCGTGCTGCTCACTAACGATACAGGGTTGGAAAGTGAAAGCTTAGGCTTAACCGCAAAAGCGGGTAAGAAACTAGCGCAAATGATTGCAACAGTGCAAACATCACTAACGAAATATCTTCTTATATCTAAACTTTCATCCAGTATTAATTCAACGAGTGAAGATAATGTAGCAACAAGCCTAGCGGTTAAAAAAGCGTATGATAAAGCCGTTGAGGCCAACAATAACGCAGATAACAAAGTTCCTAAGGATGGCAATACTACAATAAATGGCACATTGAAAGCTGCAAATCCATCAGGATGGAGTGCTTTCCAGTTTGGGGCATCTCAAGGGTATTGGCAATTAGAGGTTCATCCTAATTCGCATGAAGATGCGAATCGCAGATTTAATATGCTATTCATTCCTAATACTGGAAAACGTGTTTATCTAGCATTTCCAGCAATATCAGAAAATGGCGATACTGTTGCATACAGAAGTTGGGCGGTTGATAAATCAGGCGATACGATGACAGGTGATTTGTCATTAAAAAAAGGTAATTATAGTGGACTAAATCTATACAATAATGATGGTTATTATGTTCGAATTGAGGGAAATCCTCACAATGACAATAACTTATTGAAATTAGTTTACCGCACACCAAAGGGCGAAAACATCGCTGTTGCAACTTTACCTAAAAAAAATGGAGTTATCGCTTATGCTGGCGATGTTGTGTCAAAAAGTGGCGATAGTATGTCAGGGACACTATCATTTTCTGGTGCAACAGATAGCTATAGGATTGGTAGTTATACGTGGCGCATGCCTATTAAATTCTCTGGCGACGCAGTTATCGGCAATGAAAAATGCGTAATTGGATTTAACAATAACGGCGCTTTACATTTAGGTGGTTTACCTGACGCTAGTCAATTTAACGCTACATTAGATGGCGAAAAATTTTGGGTGGCTGGCGACGTTAAAACGGCGTTAGGTCGTTCACTAAATAAAGCGCATCAAAATTATTTTAATTTTGTAAGTGTTAAACAATCAGACGGGCTTGGCGGGTTACACATCAATAGACAAGATGGGAAAAGCGCAAGATTTGAGTACAATAATGGCCGCTTTAAGCTATGGAATGAGGGAAAATATGATATGTATTTTCCTGATAAGGGCGGTACATTAGCTCTAACTTCTGATGTTGTTTCTGATGTTCGGTTAGGGGCGTTGGTAACAAAGAGACTTTTCCGTGACTTAAATTCAGAAGGTGCGGTTGGCGCTGGCTATATCGTAACTGGATTCAGAGACATTGGCGATAGATTTGACAATGCAACAGGTGTTTTCAGACCTATCCAAAAACATATAAACGGACAATGGATTACAATTTCTAACGCTTAAAGGATATACATAATGCAATACATTAAGAAATTCACTCCTTACAATCCTGAAGTTAAACCTTTCGGGGAAAGTGCGATTTATCTTAAAGATGAAAATGGGCTAGATTGGTATGAATCACAATCTCAATTCTCAGTGAATACGCTTAAAGTAATGTTTGATGATAGTGGGCTGATTATTTCAAGTTCTCGTGATGTATCATCGCTTTTTCCACTTGATTGTGGCGTGCTTGAGATTGACACTAAAGAGGATAGCTTAAATGGCTTATACGTTATCAACGGAAAATTTGTAAACATTCCTAAACCAAGCGAATTTCACCAATGGAATGGGGTTGAATGGTTTATCCCGGCTGAGAAAAAAGCTGAATTAATCAGAAAGCAAAAAGATGATATTCGAGCAGAGATAAATGCAAAACGTGATGCGTGCGTAAATGGCGGTGTTTTCGTTCCGGCAATTAATAAATGGGTTGATACAGATGATAAAGGCCGCAGTACGTTGGTTGAGATTAAGGCTGATTTTGACTTAAACGGAAAGGATAATACCTATACATTAATTTGTGCGGATAACACTGCTCAAGTGATTCATTTTGAGGAATTTAAGGCAGTATGGAGCGCTGCAAAAACACTCAAAGAGAAAATGTATGAAAATGCCTATATGCACAAACTGCTATTAGAGCAATCAGCTAATCCGAAAGATTATAACTGGTCATCAGGCTGGTCGAAAACGTATCAAGAGCATTTGGAGGGTAAATAATGGTTAGTGAAGAGAAAGTAAAAAAATGGTTTTACCATGTCATTATTGCAATCGATCAGTTGTTTAACGCTATCACTGGTGGCGCTGCTGATGAAACATTGTCAAGCCGTGCTTATCGAGGCGCAGTATTATCGGAGCATCCTCGCAAACGATGGCGTGTAATTCATATATTGATCAATGCGGTATTTTTTGACCGCAATCACTGTAAGGATTCCTATTTCAGTGAGGTTTACCGCCGACAATATACCGATGATTTTCAACAAGAGGCCGCTAAATAGCGGCTTTTTTTTCATTCTTGGGAGAATATATGTCAATTCTAGGATCAATGTCTGATGCGTTAAGAAAACAGCCTAAAGCGCCAACTATTTCGCCAACGCCTGAGAAAGATAATTCTCAAACAATGGCGGGGAATGTTGCCAATATTCTAAATGGCAATTCATTATTGATGAATAGTGCGGTGGCAAAAGGGGAGAGAATTGCGGCTAATCGAGGCTTGCAAAACTCTACTATTGGCGCTGAGGCGGCGCAACGTGCAATGCTCGATGCGGCAATGCCAATCGCAAGCCAAGATACTCAAAATGCTTTTACTGAAAAGCAAACTCGATTACAGGCTGATTTAAATTATCAAAATCAAAGTCGTTTAAATCAAGCACAAAATCAATTCGCCGCATCACAAGCGGAGCTTGATCGTGGTCATCAACGTGGAATGGCTCAGTTGCAATCTGATTTAAATTACAGTAACCAAAGCCGCTTGAATCAGGCTCAAAATCAATTTGCGGCATCTCAAGCAGAGCTTGACCGTGGTCATCAACGCAGTTTAGCGCAATTACAATCAGACTTGAATTACAACAATCAAAGTCGATTGAATCAAGCTCAAAATCAATTTACCGCATCACAAACAGCATTAGACAGAAGTCATCAACGTGATTTAGCCAACTTAAATCATGCGAATGAAATGAAAAATCTTAATGCTCAAGTATCGGCAAATACCATTGGCAAATCGATTGATTTTACAATGCAGATCACGAATAACTTTGATGCGCAAATTGCTGCCGTGTTGAATAACACTGCAATGAAAGCCGAAGATAAACAAAAGGCTATCACAGAGCTGAAAGCCAGTCGAGATTCAGAGCTTAACTTTATGTCTAAATTCATGCGAGGAATCCCGACGACGAAACAAAATTGGTCGTCTTTCCCTAATCTTGGTGTACCAACAATCGGAATTAATTAGGAGGTAAATTATGTCATTTTGGGATAGTGCTTGGAGTGCAGTTAGTGGTGCAGCATCTTGGCTTGGTGATGCAGCTAGCTCTACCGCAAATTGGATGAGCAACAACAAAGAGGCAACAAACCTAATTGGCTCAACCTTGCTTGGCGTTGGTAGTTATTTAGCTCAAAAAGAGGCTAATAAGGATTTAATGAAACAACAACGAGAGCTATTGAATATGCAAGATAAACTTAAATCTCAGTATTCAGCAGTGCCAGATGTTGATATTTCTTACAAAACTTTAACCGTTGATAATTCACCAGGCTTGGCAAACGGTGGAATTTTAACGGAAATGCAAAGTAAATTAGAACGTAAAAATAAAGGCGTTTAATTATGGCTCGATCAGAATCTAAATCAATTAGCGATAGTTTTGGCGAAAGCATGGAGCGAGCCGGCTATGAGCGTGCTAATGATAGCCGAGGCGGTTGGCAAGAGCATGAGAGCAGCGATAACTACGAAAGCACGACAGACAGAATGAATCGTCATCTTGATTCGTATGGTAAAAATAACGGATATACCAACAACTTCAACAATACCTTTAGAAATGGTGGTTTTAGTGGTGGTAATCGTTTAAGCAGCGAAAGTGGTTTTGGTGGGCAAAGTGCTATTAGTAAAAGCGTTAATTCTCACTATCAAAGCAACGCTAATAAATCATTGAGCCAATACAATAATCCAGTTGTTGATCAGAAAAATCTTACAGGTGGATTGTTTGGTAAAGGTGGCGTGCAAGCGCCGTATTCGCCAAGACAAGATTGGGAGAATGTAAACTTTTTTACTTCTCAAGATCGCTTGAGAGATATAGCTCAACATAATACCAAGGCAAGTTTAGATACTGAGGCTAAAGGGAATATTGTTGGGAATCATTTTAGCACTATGGCTGGTTCGTTTATTGAGACAGCATCACTTCCAACCGCTATCGCAAGTGGATTAGGTCAGCTGGCTTTATCTAAAGCGGGGTCTATCGCTGATAAAGTGACTAATCAAGGTCCGCCGTCTTTTGATAAACTTACGCCGTCACAAAAAGCCGCTTATGCGGTTGAATCTCAGAAAGTTAGAGATGCTTATCAAGAAGATATGGATAGTTTAGGCTCTAAAGCTATTGGAATAGGTGGGAGTGTTGCTGGAATTATTGGTGGGTTAGCAACTGGCGGTCTTGGCGGTTCATTTTTTGGAGCTGCTGGAAACGCAATAGCGAATAGTCAGAGACACAAATCAGCAATGGAACACGCTGGAAATAAATTAAATTCCAACGTGATCAATAGTGAGCTGGAGGAAGAGGCTGAAAAATCTAAACAAGGTTGGAAAGATTGGGCGGCTATGCGAGCAATGGCGGGAAATAGCGAGCCAATAGAAAGCCAAGGCATTTTAAACAGAATGCAAAAACAACTTGGCGCTAATAATGGCACTAAATCAAGCGACAGTATGGTTTACAAAATTCCTCAACTTGTAAACCTTTGGAACAACATTTCAATCAAATAAAAGGATTAAAAGATGGGTATTCTAGATTCAATGGCTCAACAAACTCAAGGTGGCAATCAAGATGTTATGGCTCAAAGTCAGCCTGGTGGTATGATGCAAAATCAGGAGCAACAAGGCGGCAAAGCTCAAATGTATAAAATGCTAATGGAAAATTCCGTTAATGCTATCGCTAACGTTGCACAAGAGCGAATTGAGCAAAAAGGTGTTGAAAAAGGTGTTGCGGATTTAGTGGCAACGGCAATGATTACAAACATTCAAGCTGCTCAACAAAATGGCAAAACAATCCCGCCTCAAGTGATGATGCAAGTTGCAAAAGATTTAGCAATGCAATTATTACAACAAATTGGCGTTCCTGAAGAGCAAATTGATGACATCCTTATCGACATTTTAATGGATGCGTTAGATCAATTTGGCGAGGCGACAAACGGCATTTTACCGCCTGAAGAAGAACAGCAATATGTTGATATGATTGGCAAAGCATCAGAGCTTGAAAACCAACGCCAATCACAAATGCAAGGCAATAAACCTCAATCAATGCAACAAGGGGCATAATATGGGATTAGGTGGCATTTTAGCTGCGATGGCTCAAGGACTTGGCACTGGTGTTGTTAAAAATGTAGAGCAAGCCTGGAAAAATGAGGAAACTGATAAATTATTAGATTGGAAAGAAAAAGAATCTGATAAACAGCGAACCTTTGAAAGTGATCAGCTTGATAAAAAGCATCAGCAAGATATTGAGTTGGAGAACATTAAACTCAGCAATAATATTTCTGAGGCAACCGCCATTGCTCGAATTAAAGCTAAATACGCTAGAGCAAGTGGCGGCAGTGGCGATGGAATGAAAGAGGCTCAAAAAAATCTAACTGGTGCAGTTCAAGTGTTAGGTGTTTATGATGCTCAATTAGGTGTGTTGAAAGATAAATTATCCTCAACAGAAGATG